TATGTATGTTGCCTGGGATTCCGATTCTGCCGCGCTTACCGCAGATAACTCCGCAAGCTTTGGTAAAATCGTGGATGCCAATTCATATGAAGGTGTTCTTCCTGTGTACAGTCGTGCCATTGATGCCGCATACGTTTGTTCCTGGGCTGCGTCAATTAACTGGTCCGCTCGCAATGGTCGAATGACTTTGGCTTTCCGTGAATTCTCCGGGGCGTCTGCTGTGGTTAGTACTCAGGCAGCTTATGACGCACTGATCAGCAACGGGTATTCATTCCTTGGCTTCTACGCCGCTCCCGGTGATGGCAACGAATATACTTTCATGTACAACGGCCAGATGGATGGCTCGATCTACTCTTGGGCTGATACGTACATCAATCAAATTCGTCTGAATGCCCAGTTGCAGTTAGCTGTCATTGAGGGCTTACTGGCTATCAACTCAGCTCCATACAATCAGGAAGGTTATAGCTACATCCGTGCTTGGTGCCAAGACCCAATCGACGAAGGTGTGCTGAATGGGACTATTCGTTCAGGTGTAACGCTGAGTAATTCGCAGAAAGCAACAATCATGCAAACAACCGGTGTCGATGTGAGTTCGGACCTGAATTCGAAAGGCTATTACCTTTACATCGGTGACGCCACTGCTCAGGTCCGCGGGAATCGTCAATCACCGCCTATTTATCTGTATTACACAGATGGTGGGGCGATCCAACAGATCACCATTGATTCAATTGCGGTCCTATAGGAGATAAAACATGGCTCGTACTATTACATCGGCTGACGCTACAGCCGTTATTTCATCTTCTGACTTTGGACTTGCAACCACAACCCTGGCTGACTGGATGGCGGAAGCTATGTGGGTGTTTGATGAAGTAGAAACTGCGGTGACAGTAATGACGGCTGACGGTCACTTAACGGGTGGCTGGGTGCCTCGCCCATACCCCGTTGTGTTCTCATTCATCGGGTCATCAGAATCCATCGATATTTTTGATAGCATCATTGCCTTGCAGGATGCACAAAAAACGCTGTACAGAGTAAACATGGTCCTTACATTGCCAGGCATCGGGAAATCATTCACCTGCGCAAAAGGGTTAATTACTCGCGCAAAACCACTTGGTGATGGTCAGCGTACTTTGCAAGGCTCCACCTTTCAAGTAACATTTGAAAGCGTAAAACCAGTACCAATCGCTTAAACGAATTGGGCTAGATAGGCAGGCCAGCCGAAAGTGATGTCATCGATCATTTCTAGCCTTTCCTGATGCCTTTGATTAAGGGGAATAACATGGCTCGTCAAACTAAAGAAATTGCAATTGAATCCGGCCGAGATGCCGGTAAAGTTTTCGTTATTACTGAAATGGCTGCCGCTGATGCTGAGTGGTGGGCGTTTCGTGCATTGCAGGCTGTGGCTGGTGCTGATGCTGATTTGTTAATGGGTGCTCCACTGCAACAGATGGCCGCAAACGGAATCAAGATGCTGGCAAAAGCTGACCCATCAAAAGTTAAACCGCTTTTCGATGAAATGATGTCTTGTGTGTCGGTGAAAATACCAAGCGGGCAAACTCGAAAATTACTCTCTACTGATATAGAAGATTTATCAACACGATTAAAACTTCGCACCGAAGTGATTGAGTTACACGTTGGTTTTTTTACAGGCGGAGACCAGTAGACATTCCGATGTCATATCGGGGTGGAGGAAGCGGAGGCAAGTTCATGTCCTATTCAAACATTCCCGATATTATTGCAACCGTGGTGTCGTCAAAACTGGCGACATTGCACGAGCTGCAGACTGTCTACGGCTCCGAAGACCTGTATAATTTGTATGAAATCCACTTGGTAAATTCAATAAACGAGGCCCAAAAATGCCAACAGTAATCGATGAACTGATCGTCAAGCTGGGCCTTGATGCAAAGGAATACAAGAAAACCCAAGGGGAGATTGTAACCGGGCAGGACAAACTAAAGAAGGGCATCGAAAAAAACTCGCGTGACATTGAGGCGGCTGGTAAAAAGGCGGCCTCGTACTTTACCGGGTTGAAAACTGCAGCTGTAGCTTTCTTTGCTGCGATAACCGCTGGACGAGGGCTGATTGATTTCGCTTCTGGCGTCATGAAAACCGGGATGACGCTAACTAACATGTCTCAAAACCTGGGCATGAGCGTTGAGATGTTATCCAAGTTCTCCCGCGCATCTGAGTTGGTTGGTGGTACGCAGCAAGGGTTTATCCAGTCAGCTGCGCAAATGAATGCCGAGATGACTGACTTCACGCAGACAGGTCAATCTAAGTGGTTGCCATTTATGCAACAGCTGGGGGTTAGCTGGACTGATGCGCAAGGTAAGGCAAAGGATTTTGGCACTTTCATTGGTGACATAAGTAAGTCCATAGAGTCAAAGCACATTGCCCGCCCGCAGGCGTATGGCATCCTTAAACAGATGGGTCTCGACGAGGGGAGTATCAATCTCATTCTGTCTGGCTCATCGCAGATGAAAAAGCTTGTTGATGCCCAACAGGGGTACACTAAAAAACAAGCTCAAGCCGCTATGGACATGGAGCAGAAATGGATCCGCGTCCAGCAGCATATCGAATCACTCACTCGCGCATTAATCATTAAGCTCGCCCCAGCCATCGAAAAAGCAATGAATGGATTCTCGGACTTTGCAGACAAAGCAATCCCAGCAGTATCAACTATTATTGACTGGCTGAAAGACGCAGACAAAGCCACTGACGGATGGAGCACCAAAATCCTCGGATTGCTTGGTGTGCTCCGGTTGGTTGGTGGCACTGGCATTATTTCCGGATTGGCTGGGGTTATCACTAAACTCGCATTGATTGGCACTACCGCTGAAACCGCCGCTGGAGCAGCTGGGGTGGGAGCTGCTGGCGCGGCTGGCGGTGGATTGATGAGTGGGGTTGGGGCGCTATTGGCTCGACTGGGCGTAGTAGGCTCAATATTTTACTCATCTAGTCTGAACACTGGCGAGCAGGATGAAATCAACAAGCGAATCCTTGACGACCCGTCAACCCCAGAAGCAATAAAGGAAAAGATCCGCGCGGCAATGAAAAATTCTAGCGGATACGCCGAGTCCACGACAACGGAAGCTAAGGGTGGAACGATTGCAGCCAGGTTGAATAATCCTGGAAACTTGCGATTTGCTGGGCAATCCGGGGCGACCAAAGATCAATCTGGCTTTGCAAAATTCAATGACGTAGCCAGTGGCTATGCTGCCATGTCAAAACAGCTGATGTCTTATTACAAACATGGGCTCAATACTGTCTCCGAGATTGTTAGCAAGTACGCGCCAAGCAATGAAAATGATACAGCTGGTTACGCTAATTACGTGGCGCAGGACATCGGCGTTGGCAAGGATCAAGAAATAGATGTAAGCAATCCATACATAATGCGCAAGCTACTGGTCGCAATGAGCAAGCGCGAGGGTGGTGCTAATGCCGACTATATCAACAATGCCAACATTCAAGCCGGAATGCAGGCGGCCGGAATGAAAACTGGGATGGCTACAGCAGCAAACAATGGAATGGTCACTTCGTCACAGGGAAATACAGTTACAATAGGTCAGGTTGTTGTGAATACGCAGGCGACAGATGCGAGAGGGGTCGCCAGAGAACTTCATCATCAGATCGTGGCCGCAGAATCAGGAGCTAGATAATGTCAATCGGCGGAATTCCAAATTTAAGAACCTACACGAAATCTCTAACTACCACGCTGCTTGGGAATGCGATCAATTCCCTGTGGGATTATTTTTTCAGCACAAAGTGGGGGATATACAAAACCGGAACGACTACTGTGGCCGTAGAAATAACGGGGGTAGGTAGTGCTTATATCATGGGTGAGTCGACAGTCGCCACTCATCCAATATCAACCGGTGCGTTCTATTCATACGACAAAGTAAAGACACCTCGGTTAGTCCGTATAAGTCTGATAAAAGACGGTGCGGCGAGTAGCCGTGTCGAGCTTGAAAACTGGGTCGAGACAGCCAGGCAGTCGACTGAAATTTTCGACATACTGACTGATACGCAGACGTTCATAAGTTTTACGCTAAAAGACTACACATTCCCCAAAGACTTGCAGACTGGATACAAGTGCGTTGCTGATTGTGTGTTTCAAGAAGTCATTCTTGCTAGCGAAACATATTCATCATCAAACGTTTCAGATCCAAATCTGCAATCAAATTCGTCTTCCGTAAAAGTTCAAACAAAGACGGCAACTAAAACAACATCAGCGGCTGGAGCGTCAAATTATGGCAATAGTTAGCATTCCCGTTTCAGCTGTTGCATATCAGACTGTAAACGCGACACTATCAGATCAAAATTGCACAATCGTTCTGCGCACGCTTGGTGATCGGCAGTATTTCAGCCTAAGCATTAGTGGTACAATAATTTGTGAAAACATACTAATGCAAAATCGCACTGGAATGGTTCGAGCATCATACTCTGGATTCAGCGGTGAAATTATCGCAATTGACACCCAGGGTGACGAACCACCGGCATATGACGGATGGGGCACGAGATGGCTACTACTTTTCAACGAAGATATCTGAGGGTAACGATTCAGTTATCTTCTGGAACATTCGACAAAGAAGGCAATCCAGACAAGGTTACTTTCGATGCACCGTATCGAATCACAGCAGAAGTAGACCAAGCTGGCGGTCAAGAGTACTCAAGAGCCAGAATTCAGATTTACGGCGTATCGAGAGAAGTAATGAATCGATGCTTTGTGTTGAATTACAACGCTCTGGGTGTGAATCAGAACGTTGTCACTCTTGAGGCTACGGACAAGCAGGGTAATTATTCAACTCTGTTTTCCGGGACTATATATCAATGCTATCCGTCATATAACGAAATGCCGGAAGTTCCGATGATCATTGAGTCAACCGAATTCTATTCGGCGAGAGTTACAGCTACGTCATCTGAAAACTACATGGGCACTATTTCGGTGTCGACGATAGTCAGCAAAATAGCCAATACTCTGTCACTGTCATTTGAAAATAACGGCGTATCCAGTTACGTCACCGATCAATACCTGAGCGGAAGCGCAATAGATAAGCTCAACACTATATCTCGGGCGGCAAATTTCCAATACATCATAAGTTCAGCCGAAAAAGTTCTAGCGATAATGCCAATTAACGGCAACAGGAAGGCCGCCAGCAAGCCCATATTCAATGCTGGTAATGGTCTTGTTGGAATTCCTCAAAAGGTCGTGACTGGCGTTACATTCTCCACGGTGTTCGATCCCGCAATTAGGCTCGGACAGGTTATCACACTGGAAACTGACGATGCACAGCCGACCGCTGGCGACTGGTGGGTGTTTAGTATGAGTCATGTGCTGGCATCGAATCTTCCGGGTGGAAGCTGGTTTACTCATTACTTTGCTGCGCCAATTGGTTTTGTCACAAGAGGGCCTGGTTCATGAGCACCAATATGAACGAACAATTTGGGTTTCATGGTTTAAACTCGACCCAATCAGAATTCAACAAAAGCATGTTTGTCATTCAGCAACAGATGGCAAAGATGCAAACTTGCCTACCAGTTAAGATCGTGGCGGTGCGAAACACTGGGTTATCTCCAGTTGGTTATGTTGACGTTATTATTCAGGTTGATTTAGTGCGCGGAGATGGCACTCCGCTTGATCACGGCACGCTGACGAATCTACCCTATTTCAGGCTACAGGGTGGCAGCAATGCCGTGGTCATCGATCCGGAATATGGAGATCTCGGTTTTGCCTGCTTCTGTTCTCGTGACATAAGCAAATTCAAGAACGCTCGTAAAAAGTCTCCCCCTGCATCAATGAGATCTCATGATTTCAGTGATGGTGTCTACATCGGCGGAATACTGAACGCCGCTCCAACTCAGTATATTCAGTTCAACTCGAACGGCATCACTGTTCACTCCCCGACAAAAGTTACCATTGAGGCTCCAACTGTTATCGCAAATTGCACAACGGCAACCATCGAAGCAAGCGGAACGGCGACAGTTCACGGTTCAGCTGTTAGAATAGGAGCATCAGGCGATACTCTACGAGAACTTGTTGATTCAAGAATGGTAACTCTGTTTAATGATCATACGCATCCGGGTGATTCAGGCGGTACGACTGGGGTGCCAAATCAGCAAATGAGCGTTGGGACGCAGACAACCACAACAACAAAGGTTGGGTGACATGACTGGTAATACGGTTTATTTAGACCCTGAAACGTGGGATGAAACGTTGGATGCCGCAGGAAATATCGCTATGGCGTCATACCCTTATTCTGTAGTGCAGGACGTAGCGTGCGCCTGCATGGTGTGGCAGGGTGAGGCTGTATTCGATGTTGGTCGTGGCATCTCGTACACGTCCATTCTTGGTGAAAAACCATCATCATCACAACTGAATGCCTGGTATAAGCAGGAAGCTGAAAAAGTTGAAGGCGTATCAGCTTGCACCCCAATCACCGTTTTCGATGAAACAACGAGAAAAACTACCGGGCAGCTCCAAATAACATTAACCGATGGGACTACAATCAATGTCTAATATCCCTACGATTGAAATCACTTCTACTGGAGTCAGTATTCCGGATGCAGCCGATCTATTTGATGGCGCATTGGCTGACGAAAACGACTCATTCGGTGGTAATCTTAATATCACCGATGTCGGTACACCACAGTATTACCGCGCACAATCTATCGCTCAGGCAATCAACAATCAGAATGCAGCGATAGCATCATATATAAACCAAGTCGACCCCATGAATGCCGAAGGGCGGATGCAGGAAGCCATTGGTCG